GTTTGTGTAGCGCGCCGCTGAATTTGGATCATTCTGTCATTCAATCTGCATCACCATTTTAGTCACATTTTACACTCATTTTGGATCAAGTTTGTCTTTGCCTTGGGATTGGGTTGGGGTGAATTTGTGTTGCTGTGGGTGAAAGTCTGTGTCATGGGGTCAAGTCGGGCTGGGGGTGTGCCAATATACCCATATATGACAGGTTTTGTTGTGACAATCTATGAGCCGGATGATGTGTTGTTTGAACAGGTCAGCCGGGTGTACGAGGCGGCTGGGCGGATGGTTCGGCGGGTGGAGTCGGTGGCAGAGTTGGCTTCGGCAGGTGGGGATGGTCTGGTGGTGGGGCCTGGTGGTGAGGCTGGGGTGGTGATCCAGGATTGTCATGAGGTGCATGTCCATTATCACTGGCCAGAAGGCCATCCCAAAGAATAACCAATTACACTCCAAAATTGCCCCATGCCTGTGTCTGGGTTGGGTGGCGTTTGGGGCTGTGGTGGCTTCTCAGTCGGTCGATATTCTGGCCACATCACTGAAACTGGCGATTTCCCGATTGAGGATGGTCTGGGCTTCTTTGAGCCAGGCCACACGGGCCTGATCGTTCATGGCGCGAGAGCGTTTGATCTGCTCTTCGTATTTGGTCAGGGTATCTTCATACAGTAGCTGGTATTGGTTCACTTTAATGTCCCCTGAGAATTAACAATAGTTGACCACATTTGGCCCACATCATACTCATAATTGATAGCCAGGATGACTGCACAATAAAAAATCAAATACGGAAAAAGATATGATCCAAATCCGGGCTTTGTGAGTAGCGCTAGAGTGTATAGCCAGAACTTTATACATGCACCACCTAGTCCTATAATTTGAACCTCTTCAATATCTATATTTGATCTGCTCATTACCACTCCCTGATCACTTTTCCTTTCGATAATCTTGGGGTCAGCCAAACCAACTTGAATCACCCACCCCTTACTTCCCATACTTATGCTCCTTACAGAAAAATTTTTAACGGACAGACCTGTCTTTTTACTTACATAACCAGCTACAAATGTGTTTCTCTTGAGTGAGAAAGCGTCCTCTCTTATTTTATACAAGGCTGTACCTCTGTGGGTTTGCCAATATCGTATAAAAAACCAAAACAAAAGCACCCACGCTAATACTGCTAAGGCATCCATATTTAAAAATTTGAGGTTGACGACCAAGACTCTTATTTCATTATTTATTGGCTGAGCTTCCCCCACATAAAACAAGATAAATGCAAACGAGGTTAGGGTTAGGTTTCTTCTTTCTGGGTTGCTGTCGGATGCTGGCACGTTGGTATTCCGTTTAATGTTTTGTACCCCATTAGACTGCTGCATGGGTGGGCCGTCAAGTCCAGGACCGGATGATCAGTTCCTTTCTGGGGGTTCTGCCTTGTTTGCCGACCGTGTAGGTGATGGGCACTGTCTTGATCTTGAGGCCCTTGAACACTCGGCGCATTTCTTTGTGGTCGTTGACGCTGATGATCATATTGCCCTGGATTGATCCTGCCAGGCTGGCCATCTCTTCGTATTGCTCGATGCCGAATTCGACACCATAGCCTTCGGTGGCCCAGTATGGAGGATCCAGGTAGAACAAGGTGTGTGGCTTATCATATCGTTTAATGCATGCCATCCAGTCAAGGTTCTCAATGACAACACGTGATAATCGCAGGTGTGCAGCACTGATATCTTCTTCAAGCCTCAACAAGTTGAGTCGTTTAGGGGATTTGGTGTCGTTGCCAAAGGCATCGCCCAGGGCGGCGAAGCTGGTCTTCTGCAAATAAAAGAATCGGGCTGCACGCTGGATATCCGTCAGGGTTTCTGGCTCTTTCGTCTTTTCCCATTCAAATACTTTGCGGGATGTTAAGGCCCACTTGAATTGGCGCACGAACTCTTCCAGGTGGTGTTGGATCACTCGGTACAGGTTGACCAGTTCACCGTTGATGTCGTTGAGGACTTCGACTTTGCTTTCTTCTTTTTTAAAGAGCAAGGCACCGGCACCGGCGAAGGCTTCGACGTAGCAGGTGTGCGGTGGATACAGTGGCAGGATTTTGTCTGCCAGGCGGCTTTTGCCACCCATCCAGGGTATAAACGGTTTCACGGCGTGAGCCTCCTATATATATGTGATAGGCTGACCCTGCCGTCATGACGGTGGAAGGGTCTTTGCCTGGCTCGGTGCGTGTTCACCGTTCTGGGGATCGGGTAGTCGTTGGCGCGACTGCCCGGTCGCCCTTTCTTAATTTTTTGTTGGGGTTCATGCTTCACCCCAACCTAAGTTCTGATATGTTATTTAATGTGCTGCTGCTACCTTGTATATTTTGTTGTCAGCTGGTGATGTACCCCAAATATGCACACCATCAAAGACCAACCAATCAATACTTGTTGATGGAAACTGCACTTTTAATGTTGCTACCTCTTCAGAAATATCAACTTTGCTAACCGATGAATCAGTCGTGTGGCCTAGCCATACATGACTGCCATCACCTGCGATACCCTGTACTCCTAAAGCTGTAAATAACACAGTCGCAACAACGGTATTTGTTGCAATATCGATTTTTGATAACGATTCGCCCACATTGTTTACTACCCATACATGAGTGCCATCAAACACAGCGTTTTCTGGTGCATCCCCAACTATAACAGTAGCGTCGACCACGTTTGTTGAAATATTTATTTTTGAGACGTTGTCTGACAAGTAATTGGCCGTCCAGATATGAGTTCCATCAAAACAAGCCGCTCTTGGGTTAGTGCCAACCGTCACCGTAGCAACAACAGCATTTGTTGATATGTTTATTTTAGAGACGTTGCTACTTGTGTAATTCACAACCCATATAAACTCTCCATCAAACACTATACCTCTTGGAGCGCCTCCTACTGTTATTGTGGCAACAACAGTATCTGTTGAAATATTTATTTTTGAGACTGTGTTATCCGTCAGGTTAGATACCCAAATAAATCCGCCACCGTAAGCAACATACTGCGGGCTTGATCCGACAGTAACGGTTGCAACGACGGTTTCAGTTTCTACGTCTATTTTTGATACTGTTCCGGCTGTGTTGTTAGCCACCCAAATATGGCTACCATCAAAGGCTGCTCCTCTTGGATCGGTACCAACTGCGATTTCAGTTTTCCTTTTCAAGGATAAATTAAGATCTAATGTTTGCGCCAACAATGGAATATTATTTGCTCGGCCATATATTTTTTTGGAAAGCCCCTTATGCAATTGATTGTCGTCAGCGGATCCAGGTGTTAAACCGCACCACTCGACAATTTTTATCAACTCTCTTTGGACAGTATTAAACCAGGGTGCCTTCCCATGCGTTGGGCCGGGCGATGTTTCTGTCCATTCTTTTGCGCCATCTGCAGTGGCTGGGGTGTCATCTCCAATCTTATGCATAGAGCTGCTCCTTATAAGTGTATGTAATTGAATATTTCTCGGTGGCACCATAAGTGAAAGTGGGCACGGCATGGGCCTGGTTGAGTCGCATGAAGACACACTCCAAAGCCTTTTCATCTCCATAGGTTCTTAATGGCTCACCGACTGAATGACCTGCACCTTCACCGACGCTCCAGACTGTGGCCTCTACCCCTGGCACCTTGATCTCATAATGATGCGGTGTGACTTTGTCGGCGATGGTGATGGTGAAGCCCATCTGCTTGGCGACTTCAACCAGGTATGGGATGTTGTGGCCACCGTTGCCATAGTGTCTGCCAGCCACTGCTGCCTGGCGTTCGGCGATGGTGGGTGATGCGTTGCTGCAGGTGTCGGGCAGGCCGTGGGCGGCTTCCCACTCTGGTAGCAGTTCAACGGCTTTGGCCGGGTTGCTTTCTACTTCGATCAATAACATCACACGTTGATGGAGTGCATAAAAGGCATCACCAATGGCGTGCATGAAGGCAGCCAGGTTGGCGGTGATGTCTCTGGTCCAGGCTCGGCCCCTGGGCAGCAGGGCCAGCAATTGATCGCGATAGTTGCTGGCGTTTATGGCCATGTGAATGCACCTACAACAGGTATCTCGGTGGTGAGGCTGGTGACATCGGCGGCCGGTGATGTGAGGGTGTGATCTTCTTCACCTTCGGCGATGCTGATGGCCTCGTTGATTTGGGTTAACAGGATCGTGCCACCGGGTTCGGCACGGCGACGGAACAGGTCTTTGATCTCATCTTCTACTGCAGTGCGGTTGTCTGCCGTATCGGGTGTGACGGTCAAAGTGAAGTTGATGACCTTGGCCACGGGTGCCTGTGCATCCACATCGGCAGTGGCAGGTCGCAGATTATCAAGATAGGTTTGCACTGCAGTAACATCACCGGCCAGAGGAATGCCATCACCATAGGTATCATCCATCATGAACCTGACCACGATGGTGCCATCACCATTTTCCAATGGATAAGACCAGGACCTTGTGACACCGGCGACCTCTTTGGCCCAGCCAATGTAATCATCCTTGTTGCCACCCTGGGTGGGCTTCTTCCAGCGCTCACTGACTCGCGCACGATAATCTTCGATGTCTTCTTCATCGGTGCCACCGGTGGTGCCACCGGTATCGATGGTGGCTTCGCTGGTGATATCCGGTATGGGTGATGTGAGGGTGACTTTGACACCGGCGACGGTGTTGCTGTTGGCATCGGCCAGCACGGCGGTGACGGCGGCCGTGGCGGTACCGGCGGCAATGGTAACCAGGGCATCGGTGGTGAAGGCGACACCATCGGCACGCTGCACTTCGGTACCGGCCGGGATGTTGGTGGTGTCCACTCCGGTGAAGACGACACTGCCGGTGGACTGGGTGGCGACCTTTAAGGTGATGCCACGGCGCAGGCCATGCAATAACAAAAAGAAACGATCAGCCGTTTCTGGGAACAGTTGTTTGACGGCCCAGTCGACATAGCCATAGAGGTGATGGAATGCACCGGCGACACCGATGGCGACAATATTGACCACAGTGAAGGGTAGCCTGGCCTCAACACCGTCAAGGCGCGAATTGAAATAGCCTTTAAGTTGCTCGACCAGTTCTTTTTTGGTGGGTCGGTTAAACGCCATTTAACTGTGCCTCCCAGATGTTGTTAAATTTAAAGGTCTCATCGGTGCCGTCTGGTTTGGTGATGATGACCAACAGGCCAAGGATGTCGTTATAGATGCCACCGAATTCAGCCGTGGCATCGATGCTGGCAGCCACACCCAGGGTGATGAGGGGTTGCAGTGCTTCTGTTGCATAACGTTCGGCATCGTTGAGGGTGTCCTGTGTGGCCTTTGCTGTTTCAAGTTTGTATAACTCGCTGCCGATCGGTTGATCAAAGAATTCATCTCCCCACCAATGACCTTTGTCGGTAAACAGTAAAATAATGACGGCGGTTTCGAGGCCATCATCGGTGGCCAGATCTGGCGCATCGATACCAATGTCGAATTTGCCGTGGCCTGTTTGTATTAAGGCGATATCAGTCATCTATGTCACCGAATAAGTGCCAGCACTTGAACCACCTGCAACAACGACTTGTGCATTGGCAGTGATATGTTCAACAACCGCTTCTGCAATGGCCTTGGCCATTTCACCAGCCTCACCGGCCACCAGGTCAAAACCAGCAGCCTGCAGTTTTGTGTCAATCAGTGCTTCTAATGATGTTGCGCTTAATGGCATTGTTATACTCCTGCCTTACATTTGGATGACCCTGCCGGGTGAGGTGAACCCGTGAATGCACAGGTATGGGCGGTTGTAACAACCTGTCCATCACTGCCATTGAGATGAATCTCTGCTGCAGTGACCACGGCATTGCCATCGGCGTTGACGTTGACATCACCTCCCGCATTGACGGTTGTGTTCTTGCTTGTCTCAATCACAATGCCTTCACGTGTCAGGTGTATCTTTTGAGCCTGGTCGTCATAGAGGGCGACCTCACCCTGCTTTAATCCGGTGAGTCGATAACGCCGATCCCCCACTATGATGGCCAGGCTGTTAGCACGACGGCCACCGGGGGAAAGCAGTATGCCTTCGGCATCTTTAAAGGGTGCCGATGTCATGCCATAGGGTTCGACATGCTCAACGTGATCCAGGGTTTCATCTTTAAATACCTGCACCTTGAGTTCGCGCCATTGTTGGTCTTCATACGCATCGTTGACGATGCAACGGTTGATGACCAGGTTCAGCCGGTTTCTTAAATTATTTAATAAGCGTTCTATCACCAGGCCGACTCCTGTTCTTCTGCAGGCAGTGGAATGAGCTGCAGGGCTTCAGGTGGTATCAAGGTGAGATTGGTTTTCTCGCCTTCATCATCCAGCACATATTCGAGTTCGTTGATTAACAACCATTGATCAATGATGCCCATATATCCATCGATGACCTTGACCAGGCGATTGGTTCGCCAGATGTCATCCTCATGCTGCCAACCGGCAACGACGTAGGTGACCTGTCGACTGCGGCCATAGTTGACATTGCGTTGCCACTCGGCGCGCTGTTTCATTTTTGCCAGACCAGGTGCATCGTCGACCACGATGACCGTGGGCCGGTAACGCATGCGAACGTCTTCGGCCTGACCTGCAATGTGGGCCGAGGCGGCACCGTTGTTGTTGCTCCATCCAGATTGTTGGCCAGAGGTATAGTAGTGACTGAACCGGTCCTGCATGCTGAAGTCACCTTCGGCAGAGAGGATGTTCTGCCCCAGGATCAATGGTGTGGCGATGCGCTCATTGCCTGCGCGGGTGATAAACAGATCACCGGCTTCATCACAGGTAAGTCGAACGGCATGCAGGCGGGCCTGATCAACCAGGTAGCTATATATTTTTTGACCAGGGTCAATTCGTTCCACACGGATGCTGCTATCAAAACCATCGACATCAGTGATTGCCTCAAGACCAAAGGGTTTGACCAGGGCCTGGGCCACTTCCATGAAGGTCTTATTATTAAATTCATTTTTTTCTTGTTCAGCGATGGGCAAGCTGCAGTCCACCAGGTCGGCGGTTTTGCTTCGACCAATCGCCTGCACGCTACGCTGACCGGCATCATAGACTGGCCGCATGTTATCGATGTAACCGGTGAGAACAAGCTCATCATCAAGTTCAATGGTGCATTCGCTGCCTGCCCGGATGGGTCGAAACCCATCGTCATGAATGTCAGTGAGTTCAAGCTCAAACTTGTCGGCCACACTCTCCAGCGATTTGGTGAGGCTGACTGATTTCCAGCCTTTATAATCATAGCCATTGATCTTGAGGACCAGCTCAGTCACTTAGCACCTCCAGCTTTTCACCGGCTGGCACAAACAATGGGTGGCTGAGATTGTTGCGTTCGATGATTTCATCGGCACGGTCTGAATCACCATAGAGCCGATAGGCCAGGACCAGGGCAGGTTCTTGCACCAGACCAACATGCTCAACCAGCCTTGGTAACTTGGCACCACGTATGGCCAGGTCTGTGCTGACAGAAGTGCGCAAGGCCATGAGGGATTGATAGACGTTGTCGTGGATCGGGCTGGCATCCACGGCACTCTCGAATTCAAGCTGGGCATCGATGGCGGCATTGATGTTGTCGCGCCAGCGAATGGCATCGTTACTGGTGGCGAAGGTAGTGGTGCTGGTGAGCCTGGCGGCCTCGGCAATGGCGGCACGGCGTGTCAGGCCGTGCATGTGTTCGATGTTGGCGGCCTGCTTTTCCCGGTTGCTGGTGGTGGTGGGTGTGGCAGGTGAATTTTCTCCAGCATTAAATAACTGTTTAAGGCCGTTTAATGCCCGTTCGGGTTCTTCCACGGCGGTGCTGATGCGGGCAATGGAACCGGTGATAAGGGCAGCCATGTCACCGGGGGCACGAATCACAGCAGCAATGGGGCCGGTGATGGAGCCGACCAGGTTCTCGACAGCAGCAAAGGTGTTGTCGATTTCATCCACCACACCCTGCACATAGTCGGCAGCCTGACCCAGCACACTGAAGTTTTCAGCAAAGTCATCGATGGAATCGGCCAGGGTTTTATCGGCCGCATCACCCACCACACTGGCGGTGTCGACACCGGCAGCAGGATAGGCAGGCTCACCAGCTTCCAGGAAGGTGGCGGTGAAACTACATCGACCACCCTGGCTGGTTTTTTCGTCTGAACTCCAGGTGTCCACCACCACCTGCAGTTTGCCGTGGCGTGGATGGTTCAGTTGACCAGGGCCTTCGGCATCCAGGGCATCGATGAGCTTGTCACGCTGTTTGTCGTAGTTGTCACCGTCAACAAAGAAGTCGAGAAAATAGGCGCGTGTTTTTTTGCCATTGTCTTCGACCCAGCCGATCTCTTTTTTGGGGTATTCATGGGCCTGGGTACGTCGACCCCCTGTGGTGCGGTTGGAGGGGCAGACAAACTCGACACCTCGGAAGTCACCTTTGGCATTGAAGCGACGACGCCAGGACATTACACTGGCCTCCTATATATATAGAGGATGGAACCATGCGAATGCTGATCATATTGCTGGCCCTGCTGCCGTTGAGTCTGCAGGCTGAACAGACGCCACGGGGCACGGTGTTTGGCTATGAATGCAAACAGGTGAACAAGATGAAGGTGGGCTTTTCCTGCCAGTTCAAAAAGAATGGCGACCTGCATTTTCAATGGCACATTAAACCGGCCAGCATGAGCGAAGCAAAACGAGAACGACCAGTGTATGAATTTGAAAAAATTGCGCTGAGATATATTCAACTCGGAGGCAAGGACTTTTCTATTGGCTTTGATCACTGGACGAATAACAAAGTGCGTCATTGTTATAGAAAAAGTGATCATCATTATTATTGTGCGGGTGACTAACATCACTGCACCATCCTCTCTGAACCGGTATCCACATCCACCTTCATGTCCCTGGTCTGCAGGGATTTGACTTTGACCTTGGCATCCTTCGATTCAATTTCGACTTTGAGTTTGCCTTCGGGCTGTGGCTGTTTAGCTTCCTGTTGTTGTGGCCCTTTCAAAAATTGTGAATAGAACTTCGTGGTTATGTTAAACCACCGATCCAGTACATCGACGGAAGTACTCTTCACATCTTCGATCCTGGCGTTGCTGGTTTTGGCCATGCGGGTACTATCACCAATGATGACAGAGCCATCAGCATTGACCTGCATAAACTTGTTGAGGGTGTCCAGTTTTCCCGTGCGTTGAAATTCTGAGCCAACAAAGTTGAAAGCACGCATGGCTTCTGCATCAAAGATGGTGCCGAGTTTGGTTTTCTGACCTTTTGATTTTTGAATAATCTCGGCCAACAATTCATTGATGGGTCGGAGTACTTCTTTACCTTTTTCGAGCTGTTCAGCATCGAACACTTCAATGCCAGCCAGGTCGCGAAGTTGTTTCACCTTTACCGGATCGGTCAATGTTCTGATGGTGGCTTCCCATGCGGTGGCTGCCTGTTCCGCATTGCCGGTACCCATACGGATCACCTGCAGGGCCGCACCCATCTCCAGCATGGCTTTGGTACCTGTGCGACCGGTTGAGGTATAGGCAGTAATGACACGAGGGCCAAGTCTAGCCAGGTTCTGCAGAGTGAATGCGCCTTCCTTACCTTGCACGGTTAATATGTCCAGCACCTTCAATACTTCATCCGGGTCTTTGATGCCCATCTTTTGCAACTCAGCGGCAATGGAACCGATGGCCGGGCCTTCGGCACCGGTGGCCTGGATGGCCAGTGCCAGGTTGCGAATGTTCTTTTGTGCAAATTCAAGGTCGCCGGTCTTCTCAACGATCTCTTCTATCGCGCCAAGGACCTTGGTGGGATCAACACGCACATCTGATGCTTGCGCTGTTTCAAACACCTGACGACGCAGATTGGTGGCCTTTTCTGGTGACACCTTGGCCTGCACGCCGAGCCGTTCATAACGTTCTTCAAGCGATAACAAATGACGACCGGCACCAATGGCTGCTGCACCGGTTGCGAAGGGGGCAAAGTTTCTCAGCATGCCACCACCAGAAAATGATTTATTAAGCTTGGCAGTTTTACGATTCAGTTTTTCGATATCACGCTGGCCACGGGTGCTGAATTTTTTAATGGAATCAGAAAACTTGCGGGCACGCTTTTGCAAGTTGCCTTTCAGATCAATAGTGACTGATGTATTGAGTTCACCCATTTATATATTGCCTGTACCTTAATAATCGACTCAGCGACAAACCTTGCACGTCTGATAATGACAAACCCACCCAGGAGGCGACGATCACACTTTCACGATCAAGTAGTGTCGCCATCCTGTTCAGTTCGCCCCCGTTGCGCCACCGCCTTAGACGCGGCAAGTGATGCTGTTTCCAGCTCATCGGCCCTGGCATTAATCAAATCATAATCAACTTTATGCAGACGTTTGAGATCATCAATTGAGAATGGCCCCTGGTAGTTACCGATGCGAACAATCTGACGACGGAGGGTTTCATTGTTCATGACCGTTGGACTGGCCACCCACTGTGGACCATCCTCAGTGTTGGCCAGTTTCTCAGCGGCTTCCTGTGACTCGATGAGATCTTTGGTGGTGACCTCTCGCAGCACACAATCTTTCATTGCTGTATTTTCTTCACCAATAACCAGGCCGTGGATGAGCTGGAATTCAATCTCTGCCATCAGATTTTCTCCAGTGCCTGGCCGAACATTTTGATCGCGGCCTTGCCTTCACCATTTAATTCCACAGCTTCCTCGGTGGTGGCTTCACGCATCACGTACTGCAGGCCGGTATCGGTTTCGATATGCACAGTGGCATCGACAATGTTGCTGAGGTAGATGACATCTACATCCTTGGTGAGCAGCACATTAGCTTCGAGCATGGCGTTGGTTTCTTCTTCGTTGTAATACTTGCGACCACCGTGGCGCTCATGGTTACGCTTATATCCATCAGGCGTAACTGATGATCCGTTTTCCGCTGGAATTTCTGCACCATCGACACGGATGGTGATCTTTCCGATTATTTTGCTCATAGTTCAGTCTCCTTTATTTACGGAATTCAGTGTGGCCTGCAGTGACACGCAGGTTGCCGACCAGCTTGGGTGAGTCATACCAGTTGAGGCGTTCGCTGTTGGCGTTATCAACTTCTAGCAACAGGGTCTCGGCATAGCCGTCATAATCCTGCGCCCAGCCTTTGGCTTCGAAGTCGCGATAAAGGGCCAGCAGTTCAGCACGGGCCAGCTTGGGTTGCATGACCGGTTGACCAGGTGCAGGCCGTGCATCATCCGATGCCAGCTTGTGACGTGGATATTTCAGACCAAACCTTGCACGCTGCTCATAGCGAATGCGTTCCAGCGTTTCGGGCGTATTGATGTACAGGTAACTGTCATCAGCAATGGCCAGATCATTTTTCTGGTAGTTGGTGATCTGTTGTTCGATCAGCACTTTGCCATCAGCGGTGACGGTGTAAGTGCTGATGCCATCAAACAGCAGGCTGTTGCGCTCGGTGTCATCCCATCGATCGGCAATGGCCGGTGGCAATACACCGGTCAGTTCCAGGGTGCGCACCTGCCTGGCGGGATCAAGGGCCAGGGCAGCACCGGCGACCACGGCATTCACGGCGGCCCATTCATAAGGCGGTGTGGGTGATGTGTTGGTGCCCATTGTGGTGACGTGTGGATTGTTGCGACCATTACCGAAGGTGGCGGTGTTGGCCAGGTTTTCACGATAGGCCGTGAAGGTGCGGGCACCGATCTGTTTTAGTGGGCCATAACGATCATCCAGTTCGGTATCCAGTGCAGCCAGGTTAGTGGCATCGTTCCAGGGGTTGACGATCCAGTTGTACCATTCATCGGCCATTGCCGCGAGTGCGGTGGTGATGTCTGGATTGGTGGCACCGGTTACACCATCTGCAACCGCTATCGCTACACCTGCGGGCAATGACTCCCCATTGTAACCAACACGCACATCGATATCGTTGGCGGCTTCGCCTTTGTTTTTGGCGGTCAGTGTGACCACGCCCAATGTGTTGGCAGCCGTAAACGGCAACAGGGTGTCGGCCGTGACGGCGGCAACAATGGCGGTGGCGATGGCGGTGACATCATCCGTATCAGCAATGGTCGCAACGACTTTCTTGCCACCCATATATATAGTGGCAGCACCTGCCTCGGTAGCGGCACCTGTGACGGTGAGTGTTTTGGTGCCAGCAGTACTGCCAACACCATCATCCATTGCAATCGCCCACGTCTCAAAATAAGGGTCGGCCTTTTTGAGGGCGATGAACATCAGGTGCAATTGCGAACCGCGACCGAAAAACTTCTCAGCATCGTCGGCATTGTAAACACGCACAGGCACACCTTCGGCCACAGTGCCAGCCGCCAGGCGTTGACCTAACACCACCAGCTTGAATTCAATTTGTGAGTTACCACCCAGGCGATTGCTGAATTCAATGTATGTGCCTGGCACACGGAGATTGCTGGGGACGGAATCAAATGAAATGGGCATGATTATTTATCTCCCTTGGTTGATTTAGGTGGCTTTTTGCTAACGACAACAGAGCCGTCATTGATGCGGCGCTGCCAGTAAACGCATTTATTTACCTCTTCACCTTCAGCGGCAAGTGGCTTGGCACCGTTGTCGGGATTGCGAACAATCGAACCTTCGACGGTGGGTTTGATAAATAGCTTGGTCATGGTCTTGGCTCCTTATGAAGTCGGTAGTGTTACGGTTGTTTCAGTTTTCGGTGCATTGGCCGCCAGGGTAGACTCACCGGCAAAGGTGACAAAGTTGTCCAGCGTGATGGCCTCCTGTTCAAAGGCCATCTGCATACCAAAGCTGGCAACATATAACTGGATGCCGGTTTTATCTCTTTGCCGTGTGAACAGGTTTTGCAGCCTGCGGAATTTCAGCGTGCCCGCATCGGATACCGTGAAGCCATTCACGGCGGGCAAAACTTTTGATGCCATCTCGAACAGGCCGATGGTGGTTTTGTCACCACGCAGCCTGGCCTGATAACTGCCCGCATGTTGCACCGACATGAAGGCCATCCAGATACCGTCCAGCACGGCATAGCTGGATGTATCCATGCCACTGTTGCCACCCACAAAGGCCCAATACACCGATGGGGAGACCTTGATCATTTCATTGATGGTGTCGGCACTGCTGATGTCACCGGGCACGGCATCCACGACTTTATAAACTGGCTTACCTGCTGAGTTGGTCAGTTGTTTTTTGGTCAGGGCGATCAAAGCGTCTTCGATAAGATCGATCATGAGTTCAATTCCCTTGCAATAAAGTCCCGCACGATGAAGCCGATCTCTTCTTCATCATCGGCGTTGATGCCAATGATGGGCCGGGGTGGTAACTCTGTTGCCAGGTTGCGACCGGTTTCACCTCCGAAGTGGTGGATGGCGGCATAAACCATGTCCGATCCCCACTCCAGACCTGAGCCGTCCAGAAATAGTTGATAGGTATAACTGTCACGCAGATGACCATAGTCGATCAGTGTTTTGCCACCTTCACGCAATGCACGTTCAGATGGCTCAAGGGGTTGACCCTGCCAGTCGATGGACTCATCAAAGCGGCGTTCTGTTTCACTGTTTAGATAGCCACCGATGTCATCAAACATTTCACGCGCTTTGAAGTGGCCAAGACGATCCAGCGCCTGCAGTACTTCGCGATCATCAATCTGGTATGTGGCCTGGATACCTGACATCAGTATGACTCCCAGCCGATTTTGCTTTCACCCTGGGCGACGGTCACACTGCCACCGACGTTGTCGGCTGTGGCTTCATCGATGCCTAGGGTGGCTTTGCCATTGGCTACACGCATCAACCAGTCGATGGCATCCTTATGACGGTTTTCTACTTCTTCGGTCACTCTGTCTTTGGATAACTTATAACGCACAATGTCGCAGGCATAATTGACCAACACATCGGGCACAGTGGACAGTGGCAGGCCATAACGTGATCCGATATAGCTGTCGACGATGGCATCGGTTTTTGTAATGGCCAGATCCAGCTTGCTGTCATCAATGTCACCGGTGTCATGTTCATCGGTAAGCTGCACCAGCTCAGTCAGGCTAAAACTATCAATCATGTCCTGTTTGGTTACATACATTATTTAATTACCTTTAACGATCTACCGTCGATCCAGACAATGCCATCCGGGTTGCTGGCATCAATGGCGATTAACCTTGCCTCATGTGTTCCTGCAGCCAGGGCATTTTTTGTTGATGTTGATAACAATTTTGGATTCATTACTATTTGCCCAGTCTGGATATCAAAAAACGTTGTCTCAGAAACTGAATCAATGGTGACCGTGGTGCCTCGGTGTTCCAACTCCAGCACAAGCCGAGTGATCGCAGTGTGATCTGGTAGCGCAACATCATCATCCGTGAGTTGCCAGCGCACATCATTATCATGATCCAGATACCAGACATTGCTATGCATCGTTACACCGACACCGGATCAGGGAAGCCAAATTTAAACGAAGCAATATTGATCGGGTTGCCACTCACTATGGGCTGGTCACTGCTGATGTCGCCAACATAAAGCAGACGCGGTGTGCCACCACCGTCATAGATGGCCACATGCAAATCTTCCAGAATTTCATATTGCGAGGTGGCATCCGGGTTTATGGTCCAGTTGGTTGTGGTGGTCAGCACCGTGGCCGTGTTGGAAGCAATGCGACGGATCTGACCGATACCGGTACCGGCTGTGATCTTCACCATCTTGTCGGTGTAGGCATTGATGGTCCATGTTTTACCGGTATCGGCCAGGGTATTGGCACTGCCTGATGTGGCGGTACCTGTGTCGATGGCGGGAATGTTCACCGATGCCGAATCACTCTTTGCCGCAACGGTGACCTCACGGCCGCCACCGGTACGATCGGCCAGGGTAAAGTCACCACCGGCCATCACAATTTCACCACTGATGCGGTTACCTGTGGGGTGCAGTGTGGATGCGGCAGTCTGGCTGGCTGGGTGCCCAACCGTCACCACCATGCGCAGGATGCCACCACCCCAGTTGGCACTGTTGCTGATCTGCTCCAGACCCTTGTCCATCACATCATTATGAAATTCGGGATTCATGTTATGGCTCCTATAAATCTTTCACTGACCGGCGTGGGGTCAGATCATTAAAGTGATAATCGTGAGACAGGTCGTTGATAGCATAACGATGTGTCAGGTCATTGAACCCTGGTGCATTAATCTCACCGAGTTGCTTTTCAAATATCTGTGCAGCTTGCGCATAGGAATACGACAGGCCATCAAACAAGGTGAGCAGATGATCCTGTGTAGCGTTCGCGGCTTCGGCATAGCTGTCGCTATACGCTGGCATGATGCTCAGGTTGTAAACCACATCAGAACTGATCGTGACAGACTCAGCAAAGCTGGCTGATTCGGCATCATCAATTGATAACTGATGATCCTGAGTGACGGTGACATCATCAGCATAGCTGTCGCTATACGCACCTAATGGTGTGAGGTCATACGCTTGCGCAATGGCCACTGCCTCGGCCTCGGCCTGGGCGATGGCTTCATTCACATCAAATTGATGATCCTGTGTCAGCGTAACAACATCAGCAAAGCTGGCCGACTCGGCATTGCTGGCTGATAGCTGATGATCCTGTGTGAGGGATGGTGTAGCAGAAAAAGCGGCCGACTCGGCATTGTCTGCGGTCAGGCTGTGACCGACTGCAGCCGACACCGGCACCCAGGAACCCGATGCAGCAGGTCTTAATAACTGGAACTGGTCGCGGTAATAACGAAGATATTCATCTTCATCGATGTATCGACCTGGCCAGATGGCGGCGGTGTAGATGCCACCGGTTAATTCAAAGGCTGTGGCAGGATAAACATTCCACCTATTACCCAATGAAAGATTGATATTTTGCCGGGTGTTTTTTGTCGATATGCTTGTACCATCGACACCGTCATCCAAATATGTCGTGATGAGATTGGCACCGTGATCCCTTGCCATGCCCACCATGTGAAAGTTTCCGTCTGCCACACTAGTCACACCAGGAACCACAAGACTCGCTGACCTGAAGGTCATCACGCCAGCATCCAGATAAAACTGAAATTCAACCGCAGAACCATCACGTTTGCCCATGATGGTGCTGTCGATATCAGTGGTGCGTATTGTTGCAATCATGGACAACAGATCAACCGAGGTATCAATATCGACACGGCTTTTTGTGCCGCAATCTAAACCATCACCTGTGCCATCCAATTCAATATGCATACCATTTGCATCTACCTCCCAGACAGCATTGCCAATCAACACACCATGATTGCCGTTGACATAGTCATAAGCCATGCCACTGCCCTGGTTGATGACCCAATAGCCTGCGAGGTGATCAAAGAATTCATTGTCCTGGTCCAGGACAACATTGCCCAATGGCTTTTGACCAGGGATTAATAACTCTGGCGCATGGATCAGCTTGTCGAGTTCAAACCCCATCAAGACCCCCAGCCAAATGGACGAACTTTCAAACCCCAGTCCGTGGCAGGCATGGACTGGCCGGTTGCATTGTTAAACAGGTAAAACGTGGCCTCCTTGGGGATAGGGGCATCAAGCTTGAGATACTGCTGAGTTGTGACGGCATCAGGATAAAACGATCCCAGGTAACGACGCTTAAAGGTTGTCGAGGGTGCCGGTGACTTGTTGGTGCCTGCTATTTCCTGGTCACGAATATAAACATCAATCGACTTGTCAGCAGCCGGTGCCACACTGAAAGTCACATCCAGCTCAAACTCACCCATTGGGTTGTCACCGTGATTGCCTGAATTTAACTCGGCCGACTCGGCTGACATGGCATTATTGGCCACAACAGCCGTGGATGCCTTGGTGTGCAGTGTGGTGGTGGTACCGTGATAAATCTTTTTAGTTTGCAATGCCATCAGGCACCTGCCTTGTTGACCCAGTCGGTCAACACTTCATCTGTCAAACCACCAAAGCCAATCGACTCGGCGGGCGATATTCTTGCTGCTAACTTCTCAGCATCACGCAGGGCGACCAATGCGTTGATGGTAGTTGTGCGACCTGCAAAGGCTGCCGCCAGAAGGGAGGCATCCGACCCTTCCACAGCAATTGAATCTGACGACAGAACTGATAACACCAGGCGTTGCTGGCTTGCGCTCATCAACTCCCATTCGGATGGGTCAAAGGCAGAGCGAATTTTTTCCCGGCTAACATAAACATCAGCACCGGGAACGTCGACCGTCCTGGCCTGCAGGGCAGCAACCTTATCGGCGGTGGACATGCCGTTGTAAGCTGGCTTGGCTAACTCAGTGGTCAAGTTGTTTGGGTTCACAGGTTTACCTTTTTTTAATGTTTCGTTTTTCATAATCAGCCACCTCCGGTTTGTAGCTGTTTGTGAAAAACGACCCCACCACCAGGTGGGGACGTTTTCTAAGCTACACAATCAAGCTATGAGACACAGACCATTGCCAGGGCACTTTGGTCAGCACGCCTTTGAAGTGCCGATCATGTTTGACAGTGAACACCGTTCGAAGCATGGCCGGGCTGATGTCGTAATAACTGACCTCAGTTCGGTTTCGGGTTGCATCCGCATCGATATCAAAGTTGGCATGGTTGTGATGGCATGACTGGCTGCAGCTGTGTTTTGCCTCGCTGGCAAAAAAGCCAGGCTGCAACACATCACCACTGGCCAGCGTGACTTCATTCATCACATCTGCCGTGTTAAAGATGGCCACCGGTTCTGCCTGGGCCGTGTTGATACTGGCAGCACCGGCAAACAGCATCATGCTGAAGCAGGTTGCCAGACCGATCACAAGTTGTTTAAATGACGGGAATCGCATTACTCATCTCCTTTGTTGGTATTAAAACGTGCCCAGGCGATGTTGCGTTCTTCGGCTCGCACCTGGTGTTTGAAGTCCCAGCCCAGCACTTCGTTCAGGGCCTTGGCATCGGGAACACCACCGGATATCCAGTGGCCTTCATTGTCTTTGTCCAGATCACCAATGGCGGCAGTGATGGCCGTGATGCGCGCTTCGGTGTCGGCAACGTCAATCTGCTGAACCTCACCAGCATCCATTGCAGCCAGTTCGGCCTGCAGGTCAGCCATCTGCTGGGTGATCTGTTCCTTGCGAGCAGCAGGATCAACAGCATCAGCATTTTCAGACTCGGCATCACCACCATCGCCACCCTTGGCCTTGATGGCCTTGGCTGCCACCAGGCCATCAATGACCTTCTGGTCTTTATGGCTGAAGCTGTCACCGATGCTGTAATCTTTGCCATCACACTTCACCGGTGATGCAACTTCATATTCTTCGAGTTCTTTCATTTTGAATCTCCTGTGGGACTTATGCGCCCGGCTTGGACACCGGGCGCTGCCTCTTCTTCACGGGTTGTTATTAGGCAACAGCGTTCTGGATGAAATAACCCAGATCGTTGGCAGTGATCAGTTCCTTGACAGACTCACCGGCACGAACGCGCTCACCACCACGGAGGCCAATATTGGGATCAGGGTTTGCGCCTGCCACACGACTTCCAAACTGCGCAGTCAGCGCGAACGTGGTGCCGTTACGGGTATCTGCTGTCGCATCACGATTGATGAGTGCGATGTGTTTACCCCAAACACGCTGCATAACTGCCGTCTGGCCTTTACGTGCTGTGTTGACATAACCTTCACCGACCAGGATGTCTTCAAGCTCAAACAGTTCAGCGATAGCCTGTCGTGTGGCGATACCTTTAACACCACTATTGTGCTGGGCTGCACTCACGATATCGGGGTGACGAGCGAGGATTGAAAATGCAGCACGACCAATGGTCATGATATTTGGACGCATGATCACAGTATCCAGCGCATCAGTAATCACACCGATGGGATCTGAGTTGGCAAAGTCACTGAACTGGGAAGTGCCCGACAAGGTCTGCTGGTTGGCAGCAGCGTAGTTGGCTGCGTTGAATACCAGGCCTGCTGTGCGCACTTCACGATCCAGCATAATAATCTTGCTGATGTACTCGACAGACTTGGCGCGAGGATCGTAGTTCGTTGGAGCCTGATCGATATCCTTCTGAGGAATAGGATCATCCAGACCATAGTCCTGCGTGGAGTCAGTCAACTCTTCAGCAGTAAAGCTGATCTCGTTGGGTTTGGATTTGCGGCCCACCTTCGTGTCAGGCACAGTGAAACCTTCTTCCATTGTGTGCTTGAGGTATTTGAATTCTTCAGTACCTACAGGCACACGAGGGGCAACTTCATCGGCAATCAATTTTTTATTGCTATATCCAATCGCAATGGCCGTGAGTTCAGGCTGAATGGGAAACGGTGCTTTCATGTTTTTGGCTCCTTATGATTAACCCTGGATGCGACCAGGTGCGAGTTGAATACCGACGACGTCGCCAGCGACACCACTCAGCAGTGCAATACCGATGATGCGGCTGTTGACACCAGCACCAGGAGCAGCCGCGACCGCCTGGCCACTGGCGTTGGCTGTGAGTAGATCGCCACGTGTCACCACGCCGCCATACTCCACATCGACCAGGCCAACCACATGAATGTCGACGCGCTCATCGGCAACCACATCCAGCTCAGCGTTCACACCGAACATGGCATCACCCACGGCTGCTGCCTGGATAACACTGCCATCTGCTGTGCCAAACTTAACGATGCGGTGTTTTGTGATCGCACCCTCGGCAGTGAAGTTTTTAGTTAACAACGGATTCATGATTTTGCTCCTTTAGTTACATGGGCCACGGCATCACTGATACTGACTGTGACGCCCTTGGTAGCCTGGGCGGATTGATACTCAACAGCCGCATTGGCAATGGCCTGCGGATCACCACCGAAGTCAGTCACGGTGTCATCACCGGCACCGCTTTCACCCAGCTCAACCTGCTTACCAATCGACTTGGTGAAGTTGGTGAACCAGTCAACAGGTGACTGCTTTTTGGTTTCAGCCTTGTCACCTTCACCGGTGCTGAATTCAAACTCGGTGGCTTCACCGGCTGCATCCAGTGCCAGCATGAAGTCGACCATGCCTTCGGCCTGGGCCGGGGTGAGCTGGCCTGCATCGACAAGCGCATCCACCTGGGCAGCGAAGTCAACACGCAGACGATCTTCACGGGCTTTGTTAAGTTCAGATTCAAGGTCGGCTTTCTTTTGAGAAAAGTCGCCTTCGGCTTTGGTGCGCTCTTCCTGCCGCGCCTTTTCTACAGCTTCATCGAGCTGTGCCTGGGTAAACTCAGACATGGATTTATCTCCTTCGGGTTTATTAAAGGATGTGAGGGGTTGATCGGGATCTTCATTGTCATGCAATGAATTGGCATGACTGGTCATGGATTCGATTTGATAATCGGGGACGACCTTGTCGGCGGTTTCAATATCAAACTTATCAATAATAAAATCACGCATGCCACGCATGAAGCGTGTCAGCACATTCGGGGTGTAAGTATCGGCATCGGCATAGTCGAAGAACTCACCTTCATCGGCGGCGTAGATGGCATCCATCCCTTTGACGGCTGGAGGTGCCGCCCCCAGGAAGCCGACATGCGCAAGATAAAAACCATTGTCATCTTTGGCAATGCGCACAGACCGGTTGGGCCAGCGACCTTCTTCAACACCATTGGCAAATTCATCGTGCAGGGTTTTGTCATCTGCCTTGACCTGCAGATCATCACCGTCACGCTTTACATCCAGTAACCAACCATAAGCAGGACCATTAGTCGCTGGATGACCCACCACCAATGGCGAACCATTGAAAATATTTTTTTCAGCGCGCGCTTTAGTGTTGGAGACAATCTGATCCAGCTCTTCATGGGTCCAGTCCTTGGTGTTACCTTTGGAGTCGGTTTGTGTGCCAGCTTTAAAGACGGAGAAAAAATCCGTCAGCCCTTTGAAGTCGTGTTGTTTGTTTTGAGTTGTCATGCCGCGAAGCATGACGGAGGGGGGAGAAAGAATCAGGGGGGAAATGTTTCCCCCCTGTGGTGATAGCTATTTGTTATAGACTGCCTGTGACGACTGACTCAGTCAAGTCGAACATTCAAACTAGATTGCGAGAATTTAATATGGAGGGTTTGATCATGCTGCGCCACAAGTAACGGCTCATACCTTATATCACTATCCGCAAAACATGCAAAAGGGCCACTTGCTGGCCCTTTTTGTCATTCTGCCCTGGCTAACAGGGTGACACCCCTCCCAAAACCCTCCCAAAATCGTTTCTGGCCGCTGATCAGTCTGATCCGGGTCTAGGTGTCGCAATCAACAGGGGTTTGCGGCCCTGTGGGGCCGAGATTTGGTTTTAGTAAAACCGTTAAAGATACGTTTTGAAATTTCTAATATTCTCTATATTTGACTGAAGTAAGAACCTGTTGCAGTCATCGATAATATCGTTGGCCTCTCTCAACCACCTGTCTGTTTTGTTATGCCATCTGTGCCAGTGCTGTAGTGTTTTATAATCTGACTGGCTTATATCGACTTCCTTAAACGCCTCAACATCAGTCCCAAGGCGCACATCAAGAATCGTCTTTAATTTTTTATAAGTAATAACCGAGCCAATTCCTCCAATCACACACAGCGTCTCAGTTTTGAATTCACTTTTGCCACCAGTCTCCATTGCCAGTTCTTTCTCTTCTTCTGTCATAGCAAGCTCACTGGAAATAATCGCATCCGACCGCTTTGCACGGGCTATCAGTTTTTTTTCAATAAACTCAGGAAACAACCGGGTAAGCTGTGAATGCATTTTCTTATAACACCAGTCCCCTTTATTATCTCCATCACTTAGAACTCTTACTCGCTGTTCTAATAGACCCAATTGGTTTTTCGCTGCAGTTAAATCTTCCCTATATCGTTGTGCATTCATGTCACGGTTAAAAATATCTTGGAGCTGCTGGAATTCGACACCAAAAATACCTTTTCCACAAATGTTTCCGACGTTAGTTTTAACACCGTTTTCAGCAAGCACAAGATACCCACGATTATGAGGTGTCCTACAACTTTTTAAACCGCATGGATGTTTTTCTGGAAGTGAGTATTTCCCAATGATCTGTTTGAGTTTAATTTGTTTGTGGTCAACCTGTCCTTCAAAACCTGGTTCCTCCAGGATATCGGACCATTCCTTTATTTCAACAAAGGGCTGACCGTTTTCACCACCATAGATAATCATCTGGATTTGTTAACTCCTAAAAAATGTCGACCGGATATTCTACCACTTTTTAAGCCCTGACAAATCCATCAGCTTTAAATGCTGACATTATTGTCACTGGGTGTGCATTTCAAAGCAGGCAAATTCTGATACAGATCAAAGCCACTCTCGCGCCAGCCATTAAAGCCGGTTTGATGGTTTACTTTTTTAATCAGCGCCTGGTGCTGGTCTGCCATGTTCACAATGACAAAGAACTGTGCCATCGCCAGCAGCATCAGCACACTGATGGTGATGGCTGCAAACTTGTGTCGCTTAACGGTGGCGGCCGGTTTAATCAACAGGCTCTGGATATCGTTTTCGATCTGATTCAGTGATCGCATTTCCCCTCTCCTTTGGATAGTGATGATGTATGTTTACATTTTGATTATTGTATATATAGAATTGTGGCATATCGGCCAACGTTGGCCGATTGTTGTTGATGAGTTGATCGATCTTGCGTTGAAGGTCTTCTGGTTTTTTTGTCATTATTCCCCCAGTCCATTTTCACTGCCCCAGCACTTTGGCAAAGTGGATGACGTTGTCAGCCTCTATCTTGGGTGGCTCTTCAGTATCCCCATACTTAGCCCTGGCCCATTCGCACAGCAGTGGTATCAGCTTGGATTTTGTATCCGGATCAAGATCCGGTCTGCTTATCTCGACGGCTTTAATCACCGCCTGTAATAACCCTAGGTCATCTAGGGGGGAATACAACCTGTCAGATTTGGCAGTGGCATATTCAGAATCAGCACTCTCATTGATCATGAAAACTTTTCGATCACCGGCATGACCTGGCTGATATTGACCGGCTTCATCTAATCGCTTTCCAGTCACTATATATAAGACGTCGGCCCCCTGGTCTGCAATGGCAGCCAGGTATTCTGCATCGGGGGAGCGTTCATCCCTTTCATAAAGGCCCTGGCTTTTCCTGCCCACACCACCAATGTCACCGAACTGGGTCTGATTGTGCCCAATTCGTTTTCGTTCTTCTTCTAGTCTGTTTCCTATCGTGGACATTTGTGCATCCGTAGACTTGACTCTGGGCACTATTGTGCCCATACTCATCAGACAGGCTCAAATATGAGCCTATTTGAACCCATAAAAAGGGGCCGCGCCCCTTGTAACAAACAAGGACAGATTATGCACCATGCTGATATTACTTGTCGCCTGACCAAGGCCGGTTTTTCGCACACAGACATTGCCAATGAGGAAGGCGTCTCTGTGCGGTTTGTAGGCCAGGTCATCAGTGGCGAAAAAATCAGTCACACCGTGGCAAAAAATATCGCCAAAAAAACCCGCCTGAAGATCAACACACTCTGGCCCGGTCGTTATAAACATGATCCGCGCCCATTGCGTCGAGCTTCCAAACCCAAATCACGGAGCCGTGCCGCATGAGCCAACTGGCCATCAGCGCACGACGGACACCAGGCAATGGTCCAGTCCACCAGTTCACCTCCCATGATGATCGATGTGGGGGCAATCACCCAGCCATCGAAGGTGGCCTGCCAGTGCAGGCTATCCAACGGATTCAAATCAGTGGGGGGGCAATCCTGCTTCACCCACTCACTGATCACTATGTCATGAACCTTGCCGCAATGGTTACATTGCAACGCACCCTGATCGGTCACCGGCCTGATAGGGCCAGGGCTGATCGCCTTGCGGTACAGGTTCCTGATGGAATGTTGTGCGGTTCCTCGCATGACGCATCTCCTAAAAAAACAAACTGTGCAAATAGCGTATCGCCGCAAGGAGGAAATGTCAGTGGAAAATAATGATCAAAAAATTTCCATCAACCCGCCACAGGACCAGACCGACCTGTTTCAACGATTCGATAGCGTGCCGGACTACCTGGCCGAGAATGCCCCTGATCTGGATATCGAGCAGGAATTCATGGGGGCCATTAAATATTGTCTAAGGCAAGCCAAGAAGCACGGCCTGAGTCGTGACCGTATTGTGGAACGCATGAATCTGTGCCTGCCTGAATCATTACACATCACCAAACGCCAGCTTGATGCCTGGTGTGCCGAGTCAAAAGAGTATCACCTGTTTCCTGCCATCTATGTGCCTGCCTTTATCTGGGCAGTACGTGGTCTGCTGCATGCCATCACCGTGATCGCCGAGTCCATTGATCTGGTGGTACTGGATCGACAGGAACAGCTTGCTGTGCAACTGGGCAAGGCCGTGATCGACAAGACCAATGCAGCCAAAACCGAACGCACCATCAAACAACTGTTGAGGACTTAATCATGGCAATAGCAGAACAGCAGGAATCAGAAGATCAAAAACGCTACCGGGAAATGCGCCCAATATGGGATGCACTGAAGATCACCATCCACCTGGATTGTGAAAACGGCCATCAGTTTTCTTTTGATGCCGATCCCAATAGCCCCAGCAATGAAGTCAACGCCACTCGCATGGCATACGACCTTGGCTGGCGTGAAGTGGGTGGCAAGATTTACTGCAAGACCTGTATTGAAAAATTATAAGGAGAACAAACGTGAGCAAGAACATCGCCATCCCCAACCACATCGCCAAATTTGTTGAAGGCTTACAACTCACCCCCGTTGATCAACTGCCAGGACTGACCCCTGAAAAGCGTGTCGATGCTGCCGGTTTTGGTTTGAAGCTGGAACTGGCCGGTAAACTCTATGCCGGTTTTGCCCTGCTTGGCCTGAAGGATGAAATGGGCCACGGCATGTATATGGCCGAGCTGGCCAAACGCAGCATCCCGGCAAGGTCGGCATCCCGTTGCGTGAGCCTGGCCATGCTGGCCACACGAGTGCCAGCATCAAACTGGCCAACGTTGGCCAATTTAGAACCCAGCAAGCTGGAGCTGATCACCGGCTGGGAAGACAAGGAGATCAAAACCTTCTGCAAGGGCGATGAGGTTCGCGGCATCACTATTGATGATGCAACCGAATCATCGGTGCGTGAACTCAATGGCCTGTTAAAACAGGCCAACCTGAGCAACAACGAACTGGCACAGCAAAATGAAAAGCTCACCAAATTATTAGCCAGGACTGAAGAAAAAAACAAACTGCTCACCAAAAAGAATCTGGAACCGGAAGGCTTCATCTATCCCGCCAGTGTTGAGAAGGTGCGCATTGAATCATCGGTGCTGGCCAGCCTGGCCACCACCTGCATCGACGATCTGGAACAGCACATGATCGATCTTACGCAGGCCAGTGACCTGAGCAAAGACAAAAACAAACAGCTTGCCGAATTTGGTGCCGGTGCCACTGCCCTGTATCTCAACATCAAGGCCATTCAATCAAAGGCCAGTTACCTGTTGACCTGGTTCATTGAATCCATTGGTGAGGACTATGTCACCGATGACCCGGAAAGCATTCCCACCATGACCGAACAGGAAGCCCTGCGCATCAAGAGCATGCACGAGGTGATGTTAAGCCAGCACCGGGCTGAACAACTGGCCCGTGAATCGAAGCGCAAAAGCCATCGTCGGAGTAAAGGCAATAAAAAATGAGAACCACAGTTCAGCGTGCAGGATTTCATAGCGTGACAACCAAGCAACTGGCCACCACGGATGATGCCTGGAGCCGCCTGCCAGAGAGCAAGCGCAAGGTGGCCAATGATCGCAACAAGATTGTCGCGGCCGTGAAGCAGCTCATCGATGATGACTATTCTCAACGTGCCGCCATTGAATTGCTGCTGCTGCGCATTGACGCCAATGAAGCCGATGATGCCTTAATCGAGATCGCCAGAACCCTTGGCCGGGCTGGCAAGCCACCGGGCTATTCCACCGTCAAGCGCTGGATGGATGATTATAATAACTATGGTCTGGTCGGCCTGGCCCCCAGCCACAAGGGCAGCGAATCAAAACAATACGGCTGGGAAGTGCGCGCCCTGCATTTATATAGCCTGCCATCAAAACCTTCCATCAGTGCCGTGGCGCGCAAGTTGATTGCTGAAGGGTTTGACCACGTCACCGAAACCCGTGTGCGTCGTTTCATCAACAACCTGCCAGCCGACAAGGCCGAACTGAGTCGGGGCCGGTTGGGTACCAAACTGTTCAACAACACCCAGAAGACATTCAAACGCCGCAGCACCGAGAACCTGCCAGTCGGGGCATTGTATAGCGGTGACGGTCACACCCTGGATGTGTACCTGCAGCACCCCAGTGGTAACAAGCCGTGGCGTGCGGAGTTGACTCTATATATAGATGTAACCAGTCGCACCATCGTCGGCTGGTATGTGAGCGAGGCAGAAAGTGCCCACAGCACCCTGTTTGCATTGAGTCATGCCCTGATCACCCTGGACCACATTCCGGCCTATCTGCACATTGATAATGGCTCGGGTTATAAAAACAAAATGATGAGTGATGATGCCACCGGCTTTTATGACCGGTTCGGTATGAGCGTGATGCACTCGCTACCCTACAACGCCAAAGGCAAGGGCCATGTGGAACGCTTCTTTAAAACAATGGAGTGTGACTTCAACAAGTGGTACCCATCTTATTGTGGTGCCGACATGGCCGATGAGGCCGTTCAGCTTTTATTAAAGAAACATAAAAAGGGTGAGGTGCAATTGCCCACTCTCGATCAGTGGTGCCACGACTTTGAACAGTGGCTGGAACAATACCACAACACCAAACACCGTGGCCTGAATGGCAAGACCCCTGCCGAAGTCTGGGCCACGCTGGAACGCCACCCAGTGGAACCTAGAAGTGCAGCCATCTTCTGGCCACGCACCACCCGCACCGTGAGTCGTGAATGTGTTCGACTGGATAACCGTGAATACATGGCCCCTGAACTCATTCAATACAACAGTCGCCAGGTGCAGATTGAATACAACCTGCATGACGATGGCTTTGTGCGCGTGATGGATAACAAAGGCCGCTGGGTATGCGACGCCAAACTGGTGAACAAAATCGACTACCTGCCCACCAGCCGACTTGAAGAAGCCAAACAGAAAAGACTGCAAAGCCAGATCAAACGACTGGAAGTGCATGCCAATGAAAAGCGTGAACGTGCCGGACTGGCGATCACGCATGACCAGGTTCTGGGTGATGTGGAGCAGCTTGTGAACAACACGACTGCATTGCCTGAAACAAAAACGGGACCAGCGCTCACTGATCCCGATTTAAACCAGCTTGATGATTTGCTTGAGCTGGATATCACCGACACATCCTATATCGACGACTAACAAGGGGAGTATATCACATGCCAAGAACCACTCACACACAAAGCCTGATGGATATCCCTGAATCGTATTCTAAGAAGTATACGGATCAGGACATCAATCAAGTTCAGGTTATTATCGACTGGATTAACGAAGGTCAGGATCATGAGCCGGGCTATCAACATCAACGCTCGGTCACCAAGCTGGCCAAAGCCGCCAACATGAACGACTCAACGCTGGGTGACATTTTGCGTGGCAAGTATCCCAGCCCACCCACCAAACACATTGCCAAGGCAATGGATGCCATTCGCATGCATGAGCAACGTGAGGCCGAAGGTGTGCATGATTGCCCATTGGTTGAAACGTCAGTATTTAAAACCGTGAATGCAGCCTGCAAGCGTGCCCATGTTCGGCGCAACTTTGCAGTCGTGTCGGCCTTTGTGGGCACCGGCAAAACCCGCGCCCTGAAAAACTACGCGGCCAATCATTCTAATGTCTATCTGGTTGAAGCCACCCCCGACATGAACGCCAGTGTCTTGATCAGTGAGCTGGTGACATTGACCAATGCCGTGGTCCACAAAACCAATAAATACAGTTATGGCACCAAGGCCGAGAAAATGGCCGCCATCATTCGCACGCTGAAGGACACCAACAGCCTGCTGATCATGGATGAGGCCGAGACCGTATCACCTGCCACGCTGGAATATGTTCGCCGTATTTCAGACAAGGCCCACATCGGTGCTGTGCTGGCGGGTACCGAACGGCTCAAACCTTTACTCAAAGACCCGCACGGTCGGTTCGGGCAGATCAGTTCGCGCACTGGCTTCTGGCCCAGGGTCATCAAAGGCATCACCGAGGACGATGCGGTTGCCCTGGCCAGGGCTTCATTCGATAAAAAACACAAGCTCACCGATGAAGTGCTGGATGCCCTCTGGCAAATGTGTGATGGCTCGGCCCGTGTGCTGGTGTCTTCACTCATCCCTGGCATCAAGGACTATGGCCTGAGCAAGGGCATCAAGTTATCACCCGAGCTGGTTTTCCGAGTTGGCCAGCAGGTTCTGGGCTTTACACCACGGAGGACATGATCATGCCTGCTACCTATAGCGATGAATATATCGAACGTTGGGGCAATGTGTATGTGGCCAACCACATCAAAAACACCGGTGTACCTTTCGATCAGTTCTTACGTCGACCCAATGAACACCTGGTCAACTTCATGAACACAAAGCCACCCCTGTGTGACAACGGCCCTTATCCCTTGCTGCAATCACAAATCAGCGTGCAGCAGAATCTGGCTTTTCAAAACTTGCTGGATGAATTGACCGAAGAAGGCGAGGCCGATCATCACGGCAAGATTGTAGAACTGCATGGCGATCATCTTGTTGAACCCATTCGCCAATACCAACCCGCCAAGAAGTGGAAGACCAACACACGGAGGAAGTTATCATGAAAATGAACAAGGTAAAAATGTGGACACACCATTGCAAAGTACAGGGCACGATTGATGTAGCTCTCGGTTGCACCTGTGACTGGTGTGGGGCTGCCCAGTCTACCGAGTCGGCATATTGTGCCGCCTGTGGCCTGCTGGCCAATGAACTGCACAACGACCTGTGCCCAAGCTGCCATAACAAGGTTATCACTATTGAAGTTGACGATGATCCCCTCGGCATGGAAGCGGCCGATGTGAACAGTGTGGATGGCTTTTTTTCCGACCAGCCAAATCGCAAGGAGGCCACAGCATGACACCGCAAGTTGAAACCTATAACGGCAACATGGTGAACCTGATCAATCCAGAGTCAGACACCATTGAACTGGAAGACATTGCCAGGGCACTTTCCAAGATGTCACGCTATAACGGCCATACGCGATCCGAGTTTGGTTATAGCGTTGCCCAGCACAGTGTGTGGGTGGCGGCTGCGTTGACTTACTTTGATGAGTTTGGTGTTCATAATGATGCCTTCAAGGCAGCACTGTTACACGATGCCCATGAAGCCTACACCGGCGACATTGTCAAACCACTGAAGCAGTACATCGACCCGGCAGTCACGATCATGCAGAACAAACTGGATGATGTGATCATGGATGCATTGAACGTGGCACGCCCCAGCGTGGATGTGAAAGAGCAGATCAAGATCATCGACCAGTGGGCATTGAGTATGGAGTCGCGCAAGTTCATGCACTCAGGTGGTATTGGCTGGAACCTGCCCGAGGCACCCAACCACCTGCTGCCCGAAGTGATGGAACCCCTGCCACCCAGTGATGCCTGCCAGCTAT